CCAGCAGCAGTAACCCCTGTTTTACACCCCAGTGACCCACAAACAAGAAATACTAGAAACGATCTATAAATATGAAAATTGATGATACATTATCAGAGGTGTTTAATATGACACCTCCAAAATCTAAATGTGAGGTAAGCGAAGTGATTGATAATACTACTGGTGAAATTCTACAAACACCAGAAAGTAAAATTGAAACCGACTACGAAACTACTAGAGCAAATCTGCGCGAGCTTCTTATTACTGGACAGAATGCTTTATATTCTGCTCTTGAAGTAGCTAAACAATCTGAACATCCACGTGCTTTTGAGGTTGTGGGTAATCTTATGAAACAATTGGCTGATGTAAACCAACAACTATTAGATATACATCAGCAAAAACAAAAATTAGATGCACCAAAGAAAGGTGCTGATAAAGTAACGAATAATGCTATCTTTGTTGGTAGCACTGCTGAGTTGAATAAGTTAATTAAGAATATGTCTAAAGGAGAATAATTATGGCATTGCCAGTAATGAGTACACCAATTTATAATTTGGTGATACCTTCTACTAAAAAAAGTGTTAAGTATCGTCCGTTTTTAGTAAAAGAAGAAAAGGCAATTTTAATTGCGCAACAAAGTGAAGATACTGTTATTATGGTAGATACGCTTAAGAGTGTAATCAGATCTTGTATTTTAGATAAAATTGATCCAAATGATTTAGCTACATTTGATCTTGAGTATATCTTTACTCAAATTCGAGCAAAATCTGTTGGTGAAACTGTTGAACTATTATTTCCGTGTGATAATGACCATGGGGATCAAAACGATAAAGCCAAGGTAAAGATCTCAATTGATTTAACTAAAATTTCTGTTGAAACTCCAGAAAATCATAATGCAAAAATAGATTTATTTGGTGATGTTGGTATTGTAATGAAATATCCAACAATTGAAATTATGAGTAAGTTAGAAAAAACTGATACTGATGATCTAGATAATATTTTTAATATTATAGCTGAGTGTGTAAATTATATTTACGAAGGCGATAAACTACACTACGCTAAAGAACAAAAGAAAGAAGATCTAATTGAATTCTTGGGTAATCTAAATTCTGAGCAATTTATAAAAGTCCAAGAATTCTTTTCAACTATACCAAGGATTAAAAAAGATGTTGAATACGACTGTCCAATATGTGGCAAACATCATATTAAAACCTTGGAGGGAATGCAAAGTTTTTTTTAATTAATCTCTGCCATGAAAGTCTAGCGAATTATTATAAAATGAATTTCGCTTTGATGCAGTACCACAAATACTCTCTAGCAGAGATTGAAAATATGATTCCTTTTGAAAGAGAAGTTTACGTTGCTATGTTAATACAGTATTTAGAAGAAGAAAAACAAAGAATAGAAACAAACAAGAGATAAACTAAAATGGCAAAACGCACAGGTAACAGTTCAGTAAATTCTAGTATCAGACAACAGACACAGTCTAATGCTGAGGGATTAGATAATCTACTGGCAGCACAACAGGCTTCTCTTGGTGAACTATCTTCAATTAGAAAGCTGATGGAACTATCTAAAGACCGTGAGAAAATTCAGAAAAATGCTAATGGTGGTATTGATGTTTCCAAAATCCAAGAACAAATTCTAGATACCGCAAAACAACAGTTAAAAGGTAGCAAAACATTTTGGAAAACTAGAGAAGAAATGGACAGGATTGCTTATCAAGAATCTGATAAGATTGCTGAGTTAGCAAAGGCGATGAATACTAGTGGTAATTTTCTACAAAAACTTGGTGACTCTTTAACTCAAAAGAAAGAGGGGGTTAAAGAAAAGTTTGGTATTGCTAATGGTGGTTTAAAGAAAACAGTTCTTGGGGCATTAAATGTTGGTGGTGTTTTTAATAAAACTCTGGCCAAAGATGCGTTTAAACAGAAACAAAAAGCACTTGGTAATGATGTTACTGATGAAGATGCTGAAGGTGCATATAATACTTCTAAACAAATAAAAGCTCATGATCAGAAAATTTCTGCTCTTAAAGCTAAACATGGTATTAGCGACGAAGAATTTGGAGCATCTAAAACTGGTAAAGAGATGCTTAATAAAAAAGAACAGCTAACTAACCAATACCGTTCTTATGATAAAAGTGCAAAAGCAGTAACTCCAGATCCAACTGAAAGAAATATTAATTTTGATAAGGTTAGTGCTCCTCAAAAAACTCCAACAGCAACTGCTGCTGAAGCTACTCAAAACGCAGAAGCAGTTGAAGAAAGTAAAAAAATGGAGGATGACGAACTCCATTATTTAAAAATTATTGCTGAGAATACTGGAGGCGCAGATAAATCTAAAGGTGCTAAACCAGATGAAAAGAAACCAGAAGGTGGTGGTTTATTAGATTCGTTATTCAGTATGCTCTCTGGTGGTTTAATGCAAGCATTTAAAGCATTATTAAATCCAGGAGCAATCCTTAAAGCACTAGGTAAAGTATTTGCAATTGGTATGATTGTTGGTGCGTTATTTGAAGGTATTATGGATGGGTTTGAGGAGTTCCAAAAGACAGGCGATATCGGTAAAGCACTTATCGCTGGTCTTGCTGGTATAATTGATTTCTTAACTTTTGGATTATTTGATAAAGATAAAATCAAAGAAGTTATTGGCGATATGGCAGCATGGACTGAAGACCATATCATTAAGCCAGTAACAGAATTCTTCACATCAATGAAGGATGCTTTCATGGGTATGTTATCTAAGATAGGTATTCCAGAAATTACTTTATTAGATACAAAATTAACAGGTAAAGTTAGCGTTGGTCCGTTCTATCCATTTAAAGATGCTGAACCTGCTAAAGCAAAAGGTAGTACACCAGAAGCAGCTACGCCAACAAGTGCTACTACAGTTGAACAAAAATCTGCTGATAATGCGGCATTATCTGGTGCTCCAGTTGCAAGTAACAAGACTAATGTAGTCAATGCTCCGCAAACTACGAACAATACTACTAATCAGGTTATTAAATCTCCAATTAGGAACCAAGAGTCATCTCAAAGTAGGTATATCGCTACAAAATACGCATAAAAAAGGGCACCGAAGTGCCCTTTTCAACAACTACTAAATTATTCTTCAGCAGCAATTTTCTTAAAGTAAGACATTACATCTTCGTCATCATCTTCAGCTACAGCTACAGCTTTTGGTGCTGGTGCTGCCTTAGAAGCAAAGGTTGGTGCCGCAGCAACTGGACGATCTTCCTCAGACATTTGAGCAGCAGACTTACCTGCAAAAGTATCACCAGAAAGAACTGCATCAAGTTTCTTCTTTAATTCATCATAAGACTTAAAGTTGCTACGATCAGTAAACTCAGACAACTTGTACTGAGCATTAACGATACGAACCAATTCCTCATCAGAATCAGCAGCAGGACATGGTTCAGAAAATACTGACTCATCGTAGTTGGCGTAACCATCTTTCTTGCGCATGCGCAATTTAAAGTTAGCACCTTCCCACAAATCGAATACATTCACTGGCTTCTCATCTTCAAAAGTTGGACGAGCCTTGTCCATAATCTTATCAAAGATTTTCTTACCAAACTTAAACAAGAATACTTTACCTTCGTTCTCTGGGTGCTTTGGGTCAGACACAACGAGTACGTTAGCAGTGAAAGACAACTTACGCTTTTGTTTACGAGCGATCTCTTTGTTAGCATCAGAACCTGAGTTCCAAAGCATAGTGTTCAATTCACCGACTGGATCATTTTCACCAAGAGTTGTTAGGGAGTTTTCGATATACCATTTTCCAGTTGGACCTTGGAAGCCGTGATTAAACATGCGAACCCATGGGAGTTCATCGCCTTCAACACGTGGTAGGAATCGGAGAGTTGCTGTTCCGTTACCAGCTTTATCGCCTTCTAGACGCCAGAAGCGATTGTCGTCATAAGACTTCTTTTCGCCACTTTGTGGGTTAGAAATTTTATCAAATTCACCAGCAATTTTGCTGAAGTCTTGATTGCGCATTTTACGGAGTGTTTGAATATCCATCGTATTTTCCTTTGTATTAAAATATTACTTTGTATTAGTATTATGTTGTATTGAAATTTCATCATCTAACTCAACATCATCATCGAAGTCTTCATCGTTGATGTCATAATCTTCTTCAACATAGTTATTTATCGTTCTCATTCCGCCAGTTTTTTTACCGTTAGAATGTTTGGCATGCTTTCCCGAACGACCACCAAATTCTGTATCATCAAAACTCTTTGATGATTTATGATATGTGCGACCCATATTAATCTAGTTCTTCAACAAAATGTGTAAATATTTTACGTAGTTTTTCTTTATCATATTTAATAAAACCAGTCAACTTCTTTATTCGTAATAATTCACTACTCCATATATATTGGACAGAAGTATTATCAAGCCAATGTTCAATAATATGATCTAGTTCATTTACAATCACAAGGGTTTCAATTGAAATTTTACCACCGAGCCATAACTTTAATGCAGCTGGGTATTCATTAAAATTAAAATCAAAAATACTAGAAGTTGGTAATTTATTTATCTCAACATATGTCAATAAAGACGCAAGGTCGTCAATAAAAATCTTAGTAATACTCTGTTTTCTTTTATTCCATTCAGCTAGATTATCATCTGCTTCTTGACCTGCATAAATTGCAGACTCATTACCATAAGCAAAATTCGCAACAAAGAACTGAATAATATCGCGATCGTTTCCAAACTTCCTTGCTAATTTCTCAAAAATATATCTATCATTCCGAGCATTAAATGCTTCACGTGAACCTTTAACATTTCCTCGGTTTTCGAAGACGTTAAATTTCTCAGAGGTAAAGTGTAACTTTAATGCGAGATAGTAACGATATGCTTTAAAGCCATCCATCACACGTCCAGTTTTGCTCTTTTAGGTAAATAGTTTTCATCTTGAAAATTTACCTCAAGTTTATCCTTAAGAGATTTATTTACAAGTTTTGCGACATCTTCTGGTTCAATAAAGTTTTCTTTACAATATTGAAGAACAGCATCCATGTAAGATATCTTTTTATCACGAACAATCTGTTCAATATGGAGCGAAAAATCGTTTGAAGATTTAAACATGTTTTTTAATCCAGTATTCAGTGTTGCGAATTTCTTGGCAAACTTTATTATAGTCAGCAGATTTCTGTTTATATAATTTCCAAATAGGGGTATCAGTTCGTTCTGGATCCATCTGGCGATCAAATTTATCCAAATACATCGTAAAGAACTTATCTAATTTCATCTTCTGAATTAGAAGTTCTTGTCGTTTAGTTTTGTAATCCATTATATAATTATACCTTAGTTCTTCATAAAAGTCAAGTTTACCTACGCATTGTTGCAATATCTTTTGCTTCTTGATCGCTAAAAATTGGAACTGCATTTGACTTATGCATAGTACCAATACCTTTGATCAAACTTCCTGTATAAACTGGAGCTTCTTTTTTAACACATGGACCACCAGTAAAAGGAAGACTCGGAATCTTAGGTGTCTCACGACAAGCAGGTTTTCCAAGTGAGTATACATCACTGAGTTGTTGCTTTTTGGGAGCAACAGTCTTTGTGGTATACTTCTTTAACAACTGTTCCCAACTATCTCGTAACTCACGTTGTTTTGCATTGGGTTTTTTCTTTTTAGACTTTCCAGGGGATGTAAAAATCATTTGCATAATATAGTCATCAAAATAGTTAATCACAGTATATATTATACCCTACTTTTTAATTAAAGTAAAGCGATTTTTGACTATTTTTTAGAGATATTTGACTCTCTACCATGTCCTGAAGCATATTGCATACAAATCCAGCTTGAATCACCATAGGCGCAACGAACTGCAAGAGGATCAATTCCCTTTGCGATTGCAGAGTCAATATTTCGTTCCATTGATTTTAATTCTGCATTTTTATTGTAAGTATAACTACCAATTAATGCAAGAATTGCAAGAAGAATTGATATAATAAACACTTTATCGTTTGTAATCATAAGTTCCTTTAATTTTACCATGTTCCGTTATCCAATACTGTTCTAACAGACAGCGGACCAACGGTAATATAAATTGCATACATAGAAGGATCAGTATCTGTTGGTTTATGAAATGAACCAGATAATCTCCAGTGGAATGGGTTTAATGCAAAACTTACCCATATACCAGAGAATCTTACGTAATCAAGAAAGTTCTTTAACATCGTCGCATAGTCCTAATTTTTTTGATTCGGTTGCGCTTAACCAAATATCTTGAGGTGGCAACAATACCTCTCTAATTTTTGTTTCAGATAAACCAGTACATTTTTTATAATGATTAATCATTTTCTTAGTTGTTAAGTCAAACTCTTTAACAGTGGCAAATAATTCATGTTCTTTACCAAATGCACCCCATGAGTATTGATGACTCAAGATAGAAGTATTTGGTGTCAACAAACGATGACCCTTATCACCAGCAATAAAAATCATAAGTCCAGCTGAAGCAATCTGACCAAGACCAATTGTTCGAATTGGAATAGCAGAACCACGCATAGTGTCGATCAAAGCAAATGCTGCATTCAAATCACCACCTGGACTTGTAATAATTAAATTAAGTAATTCTGGACGCTCTTCTGCAAAATTGGCTTCAAAGATCCACTCAACCGCAGTCTTAACGCTGGTTAGAGTAATCTCCTCCATCAGAAGAAGAAAGGAATGTTTTGATTGTTCTTCCTTGAGTTGCAGATTCATTTTTGTCATCATAGTATTTTCCACTTTCTTTATAAAAAATATGTCTACCTATTACAGTAGTCTTTTCGAGTTTCCATTTTGGATTTACATAATCTGCATGATAGTATAATGCACCTTTTGTAATGTCTTTTAAATTTTCATAATTAGCATAGACATAAACTGCTACTTCTTTTGCGTCTTCATATACATCTTTATTTTTTATAGAAGTATTTTGACAAAACCAAGAAAACTGACAAACTGAAGTTGTTTTCTGTTTAACAACCCCACATATATCTTTTGGGAATCTAGGATCCTGTGTCCTATTAAGTGTAACAAGCGCAACTGCTTCTTTACCTTCTCTGGATTCATAGCCAGCTTCATGGTAAATATTTTCAGCAAGACAATCGATTTGTTGTTGAGTTTCTTTAGTTAATTGGTTATAACTTACATCAAGCAACATCGCATCAGAAAACATATTTTTTGTTAATAATATAACGCTTAAGAATAATAATATTATTGGTATGTATATACGGTATATACGCATATGATCTCCTTGTAAAAGAGAAAGAGAGCAAAATGCTCTCTCTCAATCCCTATCAGGTGGACTTTTTGCTAGTCTTTGTAGTATCTAGTGGGATGTTTGAAACAAAACCATTTAGGGTCTGAGCCTTGGCAATGATTTCTGCTTCGGATGGATAAGCTGGGAATCCTGGATGTTCAGGTAACTCTCCACCATTAATTTTAGCAATTTCTAACTTAGCATGCCAGCTATTGCTAATTACTTCACGTTTACCATAATAATCATCATTTAACATGTCTTTTGCCATTTTTAATAGTTCAAGACGGATTTCGAATGGTGTCATATTTGACATAATAATACTCCTTTGTGTTGTGTTTGTGTAATGGTGGTTTTATTGGGTTCCACCAACCCACGTGTATAATTATTTAGGATTACTTCGCTTCTACTTTTTTCTTTGGAGTAGGTTTTGTACCAGAGGGTGGAGCCTTTGGAGTTTCCGCTTTTTTAGCAATAGTAGTTTTTGCTTTTGTTTCTTTCTTTGGTGCATCTGCTGCGATTGCATTAATGGCCAAATTAGCCATTAATGCTGCTAACAATAATTCTTTTTTCATGTTATATCCTTTATAAAATTAAAAGTAACTTCGGGATAATCGTTTTGGAGTTTATCCCAGTTCAACCTCCAATTTACTATACGCTGAAGTTCTGAATCAGGATTATGATCATAAACTAATGTATTAGTAAAACTTTCAACAGTATCCTTAAACATTGAGTCAACCCCAAATATATCAAGTTCTGTGAAATCATTTTCACACATAATTTGCGCAGCGACATGACCAGCTGAAAAGAATTCAGGAGCATCTGGCATCATATCAATAAACAAATTATTGTTTAGTATATATTCTCTAAACTTAACTTCATCAGTCGTTCGCCATGCTTTGGTTGTAAAAAAGGCTGGACAAGAAATCAGATTAGGATCCCCTGCCCAGCGATGTATTACGTTGCCATCAAGTATAACTGTTGCATTTACTTTAGTCCAAGGTATATTACAACCGATAATATAATTATACCCTAAATTTTCTTGAAAAGCAAATCTACTTGGACCATTGCAAACTACTGCAGCTTTCATGCATCAACCACTGCAACAATAAATTCTTCTTTAATCATTACACGTTGAGCATCATCAATCTTAACGACTTGACCTTTATTCCATTCCAAATAAATTTTGTCACCAACATTAACTGCGGTAACTTCAGAACCTATTGCTAATACTGTACCTGTTTTTGAATTACGATTAGATGTTGTTCCATCTAAAATAATTCCAGATTCAGTGGTTTGGTCAACTGCATTTTCAGCGACCAAAACCATTTTTCTCAGTGGTTTAATTTCCATATTAAAATGCGTACTTTGCGCCAACCAATACAGTTGATCCATTTAAGTTATCAACACGAGATTGTCCAGCCTGATAACGATAATCAACAGTAGCAGCAACAGATTTTGTTACTGGGATTGATACACCAGCACCAACTACGCCAGCATAGCCAGAACGATCGGAATAATATTTTGAATTTTCTTGATCAAGGTATACTGCACCAATTTTAGCAGTTAAAGTTGCAGAGCCAATTTGAGCAACATCATAACCACCAATGATACTATATTTGTTTAAACTATCTTTGCTATAACGATCAAATCCAGCAGTTGCGCTAAATTTACCAAAATGTTCACCAACAGTTACGCCATAACCTGTTTGATCATGTTTTGCGTTATCATAACTCCCAGTAACACCAACCTCAAATGCTTGGGCAGAAAATGCTGCCATTAAAGCAGCAACTAGAACTAAATGTTTCATAAATTAACTTCCTTTTTAAATTTAAAAATGGTAACTTATTCTGTTACGAGGAAAGTTACCGAAACCCTAAGCAGTGTTTAGGCTGCTAATGCGAACAGTTCGTCGTTTGCGTTTACGTTTTTTGCTTCTTCGACCGAGTTTCCCCAATCCTAATGGCTTTCACATTGCCAAGTTGTCCACTTCTGTACTTGTTGCCCTGTCGAAACCTAGT